TTTTAATATCTAATATATAGTTTTTACCTAGTACATCAGCTTTACCCCTGAAAGGAATTCCTTGTATTTCTCCAATAACAGGCTCCTCATATATTGCATCGTGCAACATTGAAGTACATATTGAATTGTTTAAGAATACATCAGATAGGTCTTCAGCTTGATACTTCTCGTGGATGGTAAAAGTCTTCTCTGGACCATACTCGCTTACAGCATCTTTATATATCTTGCTGGCCTTACCTTTTATGTTAATAAAGTTCATCTCGCTAAACTTCTCAGGCTCTAATATCTTATAGTGGACCAGACTTCCTATACTAAAGGCATCGCTATACTGAGACTTACCATTTAAACTCCTCCAGTATTTTAGGGGAGAGTCAAGTAAGTCAGTACAACTAGAAGAGGATAAAGCGTTCTTACCTAGATACCCATAGTAAAAGCTATCATCTCTCATCTTTTCTTTTATCTCTTGTTGATCCCAGAATTTTCCATCAAATGTAGTTATGCTTTTATTCATCTAAAACTTCTTCTAGTATTCCTCTTTTTACGTCCTCAGGAACATTCTTGTCAATTAAGTCCTCCCTTAAAGTGTCAAGGTGAGAAAGCCTCTGAAATAATTCTAATAAGCATTTTGGCAATTGTAAGTCTTTATTTAAATACATCATCTTAATAATTTTAATAATAGTTTTATTAACTTTCCTGTTGATCTAACAACTAATAAAAAAGGATAAGAAAGTATTTCAAATATACCTCCAACAATAAATAAAAACCCTATAACCATTAGTATAACTAGATAGTGTGGATTTACCAGAAGCAGTTTCAATACTTTCATTTTACCTTTGTTTTAAACAAATGTATAATAAAATATTAATAATGCAAAAGACTACAGGTTATTTTTTGGGATTGAATTGATTCTTAAAGATAGTTTGACATACAGAAAACCTTTGATCTCTATCGGAGTATTCTTCTCCCATCTTAGCATTCCCCATACACCTTCTGGTGAAATCTTTATTCGTCTCGTACTTCTTTGGTTTTAAGAGTGGCATCTTCTAATCGTTTAATTTTTTCTAAAGCTACGACTAAAGCCTGTTGAGTTATCTTCAAGTCGTACTTCATTTTAAGTAACTGCGATTCCTTCATCTGTTCATATTCTCTAAGTTTTGTATTTCAGAATCTATATCTGAAAGCTTCTTTCTAAGTTTCGCTAAAGCCTCAGATAATTGATTTGGACTATTAACATAATTAATCTCAGTATTAACCTTATCATTGGTATCGTTCATCTCAAAATACTTCTTTACACTATCTCCCATAAGTTATATTTTATAATATTTCTGCTTCTACAACTGGCAACATAGCCACTTCTTTTGGTATCTTATTGTTATTGCTAAAATGGGTTGTAGTATTGTGGTATTGAATTTCCCATTCTGGATTAATCTGGAATAGATTAAATCTAAATACTCCTTTAGGTGTTGAATTAATATAAACTGGAGTATCTATATTATCACTACACTTTAGATGGAGAGCATCGTATTTCTTTTTCTCCAGCAATAATGTATCGTAATGCTTACCTCTACATTTTAATTCTATCCTATGGAATTGATCTGGGGAGTAACAATCCCATCTACTCATTGGTTTTCGACTCATTACCAAATCTGGGTATACGTTTCTCTTCAGATAATTAAACAACTCCATTTCGCTTATGACCTTCATCTTAGTACTCTTTGTAAACTTGCTTTAGTTTACTCAATACTCCATTTAAGAAACAACTAGAACAGCTTGTTGTCTGTGCCTTTTCCTTAAATACTCTATTGTATATTGAAACTAATTTGGTCTGGACCTCTGGATCTATTTTACTCCCTTTACTAGTGAAGAAGTTATCTAGGTAGTTGAATTCATCTTCAACTAAACATTCAGGCTTGTTATAAGGGAAGAGCTTATTTAGATGCTCTTTACGTTCTTTACAGCCACAGTCTTCTCCCAAAGCCCACTTGGCTAATTTATCGACACCAACAGATTTAAATATCTTTTCTACAGTGTCTCCTAATCCCTTATCAGGTTTTCGATTTTTTGTACTTTTCATAATGCTTTACTGTTTTATTTCTAACCTTAGTTTTACTATTACTTAACGTATTAAAAATTGAACTCAAGCTTATTCTCGTTTCTTTTGCTATTTTTCTCATACTCATACCATCGTTAAAATGTATATTAAAAACCTTTTTATCATACCAGTACCATTTATCTACTTCATATTCTATCTTATCTATCAGTTTATCAAACTCAATCTTCTGGTTTGTTATTTCTACAGAAGTATCTATTAAGTCATCTAACTCGGAGAACCAAGCATTATCCCAACAAATAAATCTACTTTTTATTTTATGATGATTACTAAGATACAAATTTCTCATTGTAACATAAACGTAAAAGGTATTGACCTCCACCTCATTGTATAATATCTTCTCTGGGTCATCAACATAATCTGTTATTCTAAGATACATTTGTTGGACTATTTCATTGGCATCGTTATCCGATAACTTAAATGACTTAGCCATATTTATCCAGTCCTGATGCTTATCAGCTAATATGTCTATTACTCTTCTCTCCAAACGTGAAATGATATTCCTATAACACCAATTAATATTTGAAATAGATGCTCGGTGTCTTCAGATTCACTCAAGTGGAAACCTTCCATATTTGAATTCCAATAATTCATTCCGACCATAAAACCATAAATAGGAAAAAATTGAACATACATATAATTATAGTTTTGTTATTATAACATCTAACCTTGGGTCCTGTCTATCAATCCCCATATAACAGGAATTAACCTCGACAACCACAGATAAATCATCACTCTCTATACAACCATATTCAACCATAGCATCCTGAAAAAACTTATCTACCACGCTAATAACATTCATTAAATCCCTCTTTCTTTTATCTGGGGCAAAGTAAAAGTACTCAATTTTTAACTTACCTTCAATAATAAAGTCTAATTTCCTAGAAATATCGGATTTAAATCTACGCTTAATATCATTACTTACTTGATAATGCCAGTTTCTATAACTGTTTAGCGTCATCCACTTTCTTCTCCCCGATTTCTCTATAAAGAGGGGAAGTGATATTGATTTTGTCTTTACTTTTTCTTTCATTGTCTATTTCAGTAAAAGGAGTTACCCCATTAAAATAATACCTTTGACATTTGACATCGAACTCAATTGAATTGATATCTTGTGGAAAACCAACTAATTTTTGCTTCTTAATCTTCTGGGAGCCAAATATAACCTTATTATCATTATGGTCCTTTGCTTTATTAGGTCTCCAGACAAATAATACGTTATCAGCCTTATTTGCAAATTCAGATCCCCCTTTTACATAATTTAAATCAGGTTTTGGGTATTTCCCACTCTCATCCTTCCTTGGAGTAACCTGATGTGCTACTAAATGTACTGAAATCTTGTTTTCTACTGCAAAACGCTTTAATTGACCCATAAATCTTGAAATATATAGATCTTCACGTTCTCCAGACCTCATTTTATGGTGAATTACGTTATATGGGTCTATAATTAGACTGTTTATACCTTTACTCCTAACTAAATACTTAGCTTTTTCAAATATAGTCGATAAATCATAGTTCTTTTTAGGATATATCACAAAGAAATGATTCTCAATGAATTTAATAGCATCGTTATACTCACTTTCACTCATTTGTAAGTGCTGATGACGTTTCTGAGTAGATTTACCTATATACATCTCTATAAAATCATTAAAGAAGTCTTCCATTGGAGTATTCTCAGGAGAAAAGTATCCAAATCTCCATCCTTCTTGAGCCGCCTTTATAACTGTAAGCTGATTTAGAAATAAACTCTTACCTTCATTCTGATACCCTGTCCAAACATTAACCTCACCTGATCTCCAAGTCCAAGCTGAATCTACTTGAGATATATAGGTTGTGGTCCCTACCTCTTGCCCATTCCTAAATGTATGGATTAACTTCTCATATACATCACTCACTGTAAACACACCCTCTACTTTAGGCTCAGTAGCGTTTTTAAGACGTTCTAAGAGACTTTCTTTACCTTCTTGAAGCAATACCTCATTTGCATCTTTAAAGGGGCTAAAATCGACTATTTTACACCTCTCTGTTCCTAAACGTCTGATTAGCTCATCTTCAAGTATTCTCCCATTGTCATCGTTATCAGTAGCTATATAAATTGTTTTAGCTGATTCAAAAGCCTCATAACAGTTACTAATACATTGGAGTTTTTTGTCCACTGTTTTATCCTGTGGGTTAGGAGCTCCCATATTTACACTTGTATGGGAAACACAACCAGCTTCCTCCCAAGACAATGAATCTATTTCTCCTTCACAAACTATAATACTAGGCTTACCTTTTACCCTATCGTAGTTGTATATAATTGCTTCAGCCTCTTTTGCTTGAGTAAAGAATTTATTGTTTAGACCCCTAGATTTATAATTTACAAGTTCTCCATTTCTGTAGTAAGGAAACATAATCATACTCCCATCAACAGATGATTGAACTTTGTTTAGATCTATTATTTTATCTGAGATACCTCTACCATTAAGAAACTTCTTAGCTGGAGATGTAATTTGTTTGAGTTTATTATTGTTGGGTTTACTATAAAAAGTATTCATCAAGTTTGTTTTAAATGTTCCTTTCCAACCACACTTGTGGCAGTAATATAATGATTTTTCTAAATTTATTGCTAAACATTTATCTTTATAGTTTGTTTTACCAATCTTTCTGCATTGAGGACATTGTGTCTTTTGTTCATTTCCTCCAGAAACATTATTTATTTCTATTCCAAGATCTCTTAATTGTGAATTCATTTGTTTTTTTTATATATTATATTATATTATACTAAGTATATAACTATTTATTATTATTATAATACTTAGTATATTATACTTAGTATTATACTATAGTTGTAATACTTAGTATATTGTACTAAGTATACTACTAGGAATATTTAAGGTAATTTTCCTTTGCTTACCAAAATGTCCCATAGATTTAGTTTCTCTTACTATAGCATTTTTATTCTCTAGGGAGTTTAAGGTCCTATAATAAGTCCTTTGACTTAGTGCAACAGATGCAAGTAATTGAATATCCGTAGCAAGACATACTCCATTATTCTCAACTGCTATAGTGGCTATCTCAGTTAAGAGAATAGCCTCGTTATAAGTGAGTTCCATATTATTATATTAAGATTAAAAAAGGGGAGCTTTCACCCCCCTCTTACAAACAAACAATTTACTACTTAGAATGGCATATCATCTTCTAGAACAGCCTTCTCTGGTTTGGCTGGAGCTTTTTCAGTTTTGTTTTCTGAATTATATTCATTTATCCAAGCACTGTGAGTTTTCCCATACTTATCTCTCTCTCTTAATGAAGCAACTGTGACTGCTACATAATTAACTCCATTGTATACCCAACCATTTTGGTTAAGTACGTCAAGATTTAATACAGTATTAGTTAGGTCAATTTTAGGGCTAGGTTTCACACCTTTACCAACATACAATCTTTCTTTTTGTTCTTTACTCATAATTTCTATATTTAGGTTATTAATAAATTAGCTACTTCTTTACTTACTTTATACTTCTTTCTAATATCAGTTATCTTAAAACCATCAGCTAATGCCTTCTTTGCATTTTCAAACTGTGGAGTATTCTTTTGAAGCCAAGGCTTACTATCTAATGTTTCCTCCTCATCTTCGTGAGTATTCATAGCATCAGCATCTTTAGTATCATCGATCAAAAATAATCCATTTAATGCATACTTCCTAGCATAAGATGAACTAGCTCCAAATGATTGAGCTATATCCATACCTTTTTTATTAGGTTGGACCCCAGCCTGTGCCTTTACAGCTATAGATTTATCTCCATCTGAAATAACAGCATTAGCTTGTATAAAATAAATTTCTCCAATCTGCATTGTCTCATCAGTAAGATTCAATACTAAATTGTGTTCCTTTAGAAGAGGCTTAACCGCCTCAAGGATGTCTTCACAACTCCGATAATTATAGTTACCGAAACTGTTTCTTTGATTCTTAGGTGCTTTCAGTCTCCCCTGAATATTCACCAGCTTATCATTTAACGATTTCATATTGCAAATATAATAATATTCTCCAACTGACAAAACTATATAACAAAAAAAGAGGAGCCTAAAAGACCCCTCCTAATGAAACAAAAATAAACTGGTAATACCCCAAAGGAAAAAGGGTATTGAATTCACATTTACAAATATAGGGGTATTGAATTCATATCTACAAATATTAACAGGTTTATTTAACCAAGGTTACAGAATTTGGTAACGTTTTAGGGTATGGTTACCAAAAACTTTTCTCAAAATATCGTGTCTATCGTGACTATCGACCTTGACCTCTATAGACTTTAGAGTAGTTTTTACTAGACTTTAAGGAGCTTTGTTTGCTTTTAGCGTGGATCCCCTTACGTTTTACTTTAGGTTTCTTATAATAATTACCTATTATTTGTTTTGCCATTATTGATGGAGTTTATTACCCATTACCTTTTCAACACCTCTACTACCAAAATAACCTCCAATTACTACACTAAGTAACCCAGTTATTGAATCTAGTGGGTATTTTAAATACCAACCCACCACATAACTAACCGAAAAGAAAACTAATGTTAAAGGTCTTACATTTTGAGCTAACCATCCACTTCTACTATCTGCTACCCATCTACGAGTCACACCATCCATTTCAGAGCGTTCTAAGCGTAGTTTTTCTAAGGCTATATCCTTGTCCTCACTACTCATCTCAGAACCTCCTATAATGGCTTCTATAACGTTTCCTATTGGAGTATCTTCTGCTATTGCACCAACTACTTTTGGTATCTTCTTTAGGAGAAAAGAACCTACTGCTGTATCTTTAAACTTCTTTTTATTTCTTGACATTTACTATTTCATTATATAGATGTTGTACTAAGATTACATCTTGTTCATTATTTATAGGAATATCTTTAGTAATATCTTTAAATCTCTTTAGGTTTGTCTCCCTTACACTTACACAACTCAGAGTCGTTGCAGCAATCATCATTATCAAATATTTCATCTTGTTGGTTTGTTTGTGCAATATGTATTTCAATCATTGCGTCTGTTAGTTTGTCAATACTTTTACGTATTTCCTTTAGTTCATTTCTAAGTCCGTTAGACTTTATTTTAATTTCACTCATAGTTTGTTGTATTTCCTACTGTATTAGTATAACCAAATAACTTCTTTTGATTTGGAAGAATCATTATCAACGTGGATAAATGTTTTAGCAATCCCAAATCTATTGAATCCAGCTTGTTTGAGTGAGTCAAGGATAATTGATCTATCTCTTGATGTTGTGCAATGGATATCCGCTGCTTTCCCAATAAGATGGCTTGAATCCGATTTTCCTCCAACTCTTTCATTATGTTCTCTTGTCCTATATCCTGAGTTGATCCTAAATGATACCCCTGAAATTTCACGAGCAAGGTCGAGCATCTGTAGAAACTCACTATCCATATTAACACCACTATTAGAAAGATCTGGCGAATCAAATTCATTTATAGAGAAATAATTAAGATTCATTTACGTCTAAAATTCTGCTTTATATCGTCAATCTCTTTCTGGAGCATTTGCCACTTAAGATCAATTTCTTTCTCAGATATATTCTGAGGAGGCATCTCTTTTGCTTTTTCTATTTCTATCTCCATTAAATTTATTTTATTATTTAAGGAGTAGTAACTACCAACAATAGAAACTATCATTGTTACAATCATTATGATGTTAGCTATACTTAGAGAGAAATCTGCTTTATTGTCTCCATCTATATCAATTTTTGCCATTCGATCTTAATGTTTTAACGATTTGTATAATTGTAAAAGTTAGCGTAGCACCCATTACAAGCATTTGTAAAAACCCATTAATATCACTCACACTAAAAGCCAAAGCAAATATGTTTGCCGAGTACAATCCAAATATTTTCATTCCGTCATCCATTATTTTATTTTATGAAACAACCAAGCTTTTTCAGATCTAGGTCTACAAACTACCATAGTTTCATTCCCTACATAATAACATAAGTTATAACTATCTATCGTATCTTTTCTAATTATTCTCATTTCATTATTAACTATCTCTACAGACCCCATAGCTAAGATGTCAATATATTTAGTAGCACTTCTTTTCTTAAATCGTGTAAAAGTATTGTCATAATTTATATCTACAAATTCACTATCTCCACTCGCCCATAACCCATATATAACAGACTCTTGAGCAAAAGTTATTGAAGTTATTAATATAAGTAACAATATTTTTACTCCTCTACTCATATCATTTAATTGCTAAATAGATATAAGTATTGCTACTTTCGTTAAATACATTACCATCAAAATCAAAGCCTGTTGAAGTAAGGTTAAGTCTAACATCAGTATTTTCAGAATTACTTGAATCAGCTTCTAATCTTTTATCAGGTCTTCTAGTATCAAAAATAAACCAACTTTCAGTATCTGTTGTTCTTTTAATTATAACAAAACTTGGTTTAAATCCTACATCCTGTGCATTCCCAGCAAGACCTGTTCCTGCATAACTCCCTATCTTTTGATAACCTGCAACGCTGTGGAAGCAATAATTTATCATAGTTCCACTTGTCCTCGAATAAATATAGTCAGTAGTTGGTAGAGAAAGCGTTGAATCTCCTTTACCAGCTGAATCATTAAGAACTATAAAATCGTTTGAACCATCAATAACAGTTGTAAATACAAACCAATTTTCAACTGCACCCGTTTGTTTATTAATAATCAGTTCAGGGGCTTGATTTAACCCGTGATAAACTGTCTGATTAACTGTACCACTTCCTATGTATTTTACTATACTAAATCCAGCAGCAGTATTTGCACTTACACTTGATGCTATTGATGGAGTAGAACCTGTAATAGAATTTACAGCAATAGTCACAGGTGTACCCCCACCTTTCCACACCCACGCAACAAAGTCTATATTATTTGTGTTAACTCCTGTTGGTGTGTCTGCACCTAAGAAAAATCCTGTTTTTTCAAAAGAAGTAACCATATCACTTGGACTTTCAGCCGCTTGGCTGCTTGACATTATAAAATTACTCACTCCCCTTACATTATCTTGCAATATATGATTATCACCAGCAGCATCATTTCTTGATTTTATCCAAACAAGACCTCCATCTGTTTCTAAATCCATACCGACATTATTTATAAAATGTCCTGTTGTATTATTACCTGTATACAATACAGTCTTAAAATTACTTGTATCTGTTTCAGGCTTTTCGTTGTAAAGACTTTCAACATTTGAATCACTAAGTTCAGCATTATAAAAGCGAACTTGGTCAATAAAACCATCTGTTTCTCCACCATTTGAAGCGGTTACACTCCAACTCCCTATACCAAATGCCTGTGCAGCAGTACCTAATGACCTATCAGTAGTAAATGTTGTTTTAGTATTATCTAAATAAACTGCACCACTTGTTCCGTTTAATGTTACAACAAAATGAGTCCACTTGTTATATTTACCTGAATAAGAAACAACTGTATTATTATTTCCTGAAGATTGACTATTATTTACATAAATAACAACATCATCCGAAGCATCAACTTGAGCAGAAAATGTTATTGAAGAATCACTTCCATTTGTATTGCCATCTCCCAAAACGATTTGCCTTGTTCCATTGTCATTTAAATTTAACCATAATGAAACACTAAAACTTGTTCCTGACCTTGTAAACCCTGTGTTTATAATTCCTGTATCATTAAAGAAAGCTGATTGATTATACTTGCCAAATCTATACTGAACATTTGTATCACTTCCTATATTGCCACTTACTTCATCTTTTGCAGAGTTATCCATTTTGAAATAAGCAGCATTTGTTGTTAATGGTGGGAAATGTACTATATCAGTTGTAGATGTATGGACACACGCTGTTTCTGCAGCTAAAGTGCTAATTTTAGTTCCATCGAGTATAGATGAAAAAACCCTTACTTGGTCTATTGTTCCACTAAATTCATCATAAGTAGTATTGGCAGTATAATTTTGTAAAATATAAGCACCTAGCGAAGCTGTAAGCGTTTGACTTCCACTATAACTTAATGAAGCTGAATGCGTGGAATCTAACGTACCGTTTATGTATATTTTTGTTTGTGAACCTGTATAAGAAACAGCTATGTGAGTAAAAGTATTTAATGATATTGAACCTGTTGAATAAACAGATGTTGATGAAGGGTAGTGTTGAACATATATTTTATCAGAACTACCATCATTCCTTACGCTTATTATAATTCCGTGAAATTGTTGCCCGTTAATATAGCTTGTATTTCCAAAAATTGTTTTAACATTTGTATCCGATAGGTTTGGATTTATAAAAGCCGAAATAGTTACATCTGTGTATTTAAAAACATCAGTGCCTAATTTTATAAATTGATTTGTACCATTAAATCTTGCACCTGTATTTATTTTACCTGAAACTCCGAAATTAACTCCATTGTAAGGCTCACCATTAAAAGTGCCACTTGTATCAGAAGAATCGTAGTCAAGGCTGTATAATGCCTTGCCATTGTCAGCGGAAGTTCCTGTAAATGGGTTTACGTTTTCAGTAAAACAAGCTCCTGAAGAGGCAACAATACCTCCTGTAGTAAAGAATTTTTTGTTAAAAGCCATTAATCAAGTTTTACAGGAAAAAAGGTAACATCATAGCTTAAAAGACTTTCGTATTTCTTTTTAGCGTTTACTTCTTTTTTCTTTTTATCATATTCAGCTATTATCTCTGCTCTTTTAGTTTTTACATCTTCATCTATCGCAATATCTCTTTCTGCTTTTCTTACAACTTGCCAATCTGTCGAAGATAAAAGTTTATTAGCTTGACCTTTTAATCCTTCTATAATTTGTAATTTTTTAGTATCAACATCGTAAGTGTTTTTAAACTCTCCTGTGCCAACCAATTCTCCATCTTTTTCTTCCATTACCTCGTAAGTCTTAGAGAAATCAATGTCGGTTACTTTGCGAGTAAATACTTTCTTCTTATTGTCCCACTCTATACCACCAATATTTTGAGTTTGTGAATTATAAGAAGGCTGGACCACATCATAAAACCCTTCTGACTTTAATGTCTTTTCAGAGGCTTGTCTAAAATTTAAGATGTATCCCTTCTTACCATTCCAAGTGTTAGGTAATGTTGGGTAAGTGGTGATGTTTCCATCTGTTTGTCTTGCTTTCATAATTATGCGGGGTTAGTGTCTGTTGTATAATCTCCTACCGCAAACAAAAAGGTAGGGGTTGCATCGTCATCGGTGCAAAGAACTTGTATAATATTATCTTTAGTGCCATCGTAAGTAGAAGAGCCTACTTGATTTATAGATGGAGTTCCTGAGACTGTTCCAAAAGTTATGGTCTGATTACCAGTAATAAGTAAATCGACAGCTTGTCCTTTTTTGTAGTTGTTAAAATTTAAAGTAGCCGCCCCTGTCATTGAAATTTGATGTATGGCAGCAACGGACCAATCTATAGTGGTGTCAGTCGATATATTACCATAATCAGTTTTTGAGGCAGTAAATCTTGCTTCTAATTTGTCGTGGGTTACTCCATCATTCGCTATCTTAGCGGTAGTAATTCCTAGATCCTTTACTCTAACAGATCCAGTTCCATCGGAAGCAGATAGTTCTACAGTAGAATCATCTACAGTAACTTCTATCTCGTCAGTGGTTGATGTTATCCCATCTCCTCCTATTACATTTAATGTAGCATCATTGATATCTAAGCTAGATCCAGTAAGACCATTACCAGCAACAATACTAGTTATATCCCCATCGAATTTCTGCTCCCAAGTAAATCCTCCAGAAGCAGCGTCATATGTCAATACATAATTGTCTACCGCACTGTTTGTTGCACTTAAATGTGCTTCGTTAATTGCTGATGCTTTAATATTATCTGCATCTACGAATGGAGTTTGAACCACATTGGAACTATTTTGTGATCCGTATATTTCACCAAGTCTTGCGTTTATTCTGGTGAACGACTCCCTTATTGTAGTTCCTGTAGAATCATTGGCTGTTGAACCAACAAAAGGTATATTACCTGTTGCAGCACTTGTAGGAGTTGTTAAACTAGTTGTTGCCATATTTTTTTATTTATAATTGTGTCTTGTCTGCTTTAAATGTTGTATTATCTGCTCTTAATTCTCCTCCGAAATAACTGATTATATCAGCAGTAAAAGGAGTAACAGGAACTAATCCCCAACAGTCAGGAGCTGAAATATCTGGAATATAAAAAGTACTCCATTGTTCATCACCAAATCCATCGTTATCGTGGATCTCGCAATAAGTTTTTCCCCAATCTATCGAGTTTGCCATCTTTCTTTTTTAAGTAACTATTTAGCTTTATTTCGTTTTCTTGTTTAGGCTTATATACTTGCTTTACAATACCCATCCTTGATAGTAGTTTTCTTTGTCTGGGTGTATGTCTTCATTATTATTACTATAATATTCTGGAAACTTAGAACTAGCATTAAAGCTCATATAGTCAATAAATCTATTAGTATAATATTCTGCATAATCCCTTTCTTTTGTAATCAATATATCAACTTCTTCTTTAGTTGGTTGAGTTGCATTCTCACTATTGTGTTTAAATACCCCTCCATTCGAAATAGTATAAGAAGCAAATGGAAGATATTCTGCCATAGCGTAATGAATCAACATAGGTTGTATATAGTCATTTACTAAAGCTAAATAGTCTCCAGCTAAAGATGAACCAATTATATCATTACTTACTTTATCATATAAATCAGTACCTAAGAAGTTGCGAATATGTATTTCTTGGGCTAACTTAACAAATTGCAAGAACTTATCAGGGTCAACTGAACCGCTTAATGCAGTGTTTTTTACGATATCCGATCTCTTAATAAATAGTGGTGTTGCCATTAGTCAGTTTCTTCTATTTGTTCATCTACAGTTTCTTCTACATCTTTTTTAATTCCAGTTTCTTTCTCTATTTCACTATCGCTAACCGCATTTGTTAAATCAGTAAACTCTAAAGGTTGGAGCGTTTTGAAGTAGATGTCAAGTTCTATACCATTGTATTCTAGTATTTTTTCAAGCTCATCTATAATAGTAACTTGCATTGGTCTAATTACAGTATTATCCATAAGTAAAGATGCTGTCATAAGCTCATCAGCATTGTTACCGAGTCCTGTTTTATCTTTTATACCAACTAACATCGGAGAAACAATACGATGAGATACCATAATTTTCTTCGTAGACTCATCAGAAAGAAACTGATATTGCTGATGGACATCTGGTATAGTTACCTCTCTCT